CCAGAAGTATTCCGAAGCACTTCAGCGAATGCCATTGCGTCTTCTTCACCTGTAGTAACTACAAGATACTTTTGACCTGATTCAAATACACTTTGACCAAAGAGTTCATTTGAAGCCTTCGTGTTACCGATACCAATGAAGGTCTTTGGTAAAGTGCGTTTCTTGTACCCTACAACCTTACCGTTACTTGTGACAGGGTAATAACGAGAGACTACATTATTCTCTTCGTCTAGTTCTGTGTGTACTCCGTACTTCTCACTGGTGAATCGAGTAATACCCCGTTCTTTCCAACCTCTGCATTTAATGCTCTCAATAGAAGAAAAGTCAACTTCAATATCTTTAATTTTATGCACCTTTGTTTCTTGTAGCGTTACTCCAGCATCATCAAGTTCTGAGTCATTAAAGTACCCTTGACAACTAAAACAGAAAGCATCTAGCTTTCCGTCTTTCTTTTTGTAAACCGCCATAGCATCACTACTTGTGCAATCTTCTCCAATGCAAGCAGTGTGTTATAGCAGTTCTCCATCTTCAAAATCTTCTTTCTTCCTCATTCAACCCTCCTTCTCCAAAATAGCCTTATAAGCAAAGTACAAGTACTCCAACGCGGCATAATCTAGGTTAACCACTTGATCTGCTTCCGTTGAAACATAACTCTTGAGTTT